GGAAGATAGCAGCAACGAGGGAGACAGTAAAGAGGATAAGGGAGTGGAAGTACCTGCTGTATCGAAGTAAATGGCATAATGCAGGGAAAAAGTTTCTTAACTGGGTTTATACTCCAAAGTTTCCTATACATTTAGATATTGAACTTAGCTATGCCTGTAACTTTAAATGTACCATGTGTCCACAGGCATACGATCCGAATGTAAAGGGAGCCATGAAGTATGAATTGGCTGATCGTTTATTGGAAGAAGCTGCTCAGATGGGTGTCTCCAGTATTAAATGGAACTGGAGAGGGGAAGCTACTCTACATAAACAGATTGCTCAGTTAACAAGAAAAGCGAAAGATTTAGGTATCCCTGAAGTACAGTTAAATACCAATGGAAATATGAGAGGTTGCAAGGTAGAAGATTTAATTGACGCTGGAGTAGATAGAATTATATTCAGTGTAGATGGGAATACAAAAGATACATTTAAGAATATACGAATAGGTGGAGACTTTGATGAACTTACGGAAACGATTGAGCAAGCAGTTTCGTACCGAAACAGTAAAGGGTTATCTAAACCATTTATTCGTGTGCAAATGTGCAAACAGAAAAGTAACGAACACGAAGTCGAAGGATTTGTCAGGAAGTGGAAAGATGTAGTTGATGATGTAAGAGTATCGGCAGTGATGGATAGAGGAGCCGATGGCAACTTTCTGATAGACGATTGGGTTGCAGTAGAGAGAGCGGTATGCAAACAACCTTTTCAAAGATTAACGATTGGATATGATGGCAAGGTAATGGGATGCTGTGCAGACTGGTTTGGAAATAGACCAGTAGGCGATGCCAATACACATAGTTTAAAAGAGATTTGGAACAATTCTATAGAGTTACAAGATATGAGAGATGCACAACATGAAGGTAGACAAGAAGAAACTACACCATGCGAGTCATGTTGGGCTAAAGACGCATGGGTATGGAGGTTAGATAATGCCACACGATGAATTTTCTATGGAAGGAAATAAGTTTGGCTATGACAAGCCAAAATATCCTCCGTTAGAAGCTGCTGCACAACATCAAATAATGACAAAAACAAAAAAAGGTAAATTAATTCCAGATGAAATAAAAAATGACGAATACAAGAGAATGGAGCGCATATACGAAGGGTTAAAGAAAAGATTTAAAGCAAAAGGGGAAGAGTATAGCCCTGAAACGTATGCTGCTATTCTTGGCAATTTTTTTCAAGAGTCTCGCTTTGATCCCACTAAAAAACAAGTTCCAGGTAGAGGAATAGGGATTGCTCAATGGTCCAGAATGTTACATGGCGATCCAAAAAAAAGCGCTAAAAAGTGGAGAGGTCGAGATTTGACAATGTTTGCTAATAGCGAAGAAAAAAGTAGGTTTGATTTAGATGTGCAGTTAGACTTTATACTAAAAGAATTAAAAGATCATAGATGGGCACAAAATGCGTTAAACAGATCGGAAGGTGCTATAACCCTAGAAGATGCTGTTAAAAAGTTTGCAGGAGAACCAGGAAAGCCAGGATACTTGACACCAGGAACTGCAAATTTTAAAAGAAGAAATCAGGCAGCATACAACATATTAGGAACACTATTACAACCAGAAGATTGGGGAAGCGAATACGGAACTATGATGCCGGAAAAAGCGAAAAAAGAACGAAAACCTTCTGTTGATAAAGAAAAAGACGCAGAAGTTGTTCCGTTTAGTTTATATAGATACATATTTGGGAGATAAATATGCCAAAAGTAGGTGGAAAACATTATTCCTATACTAAAAAAGGGTACAAAGCAGCAGCGAAGGCACGAAAGAAAATGAAAAGAGGAAAAAGGAAGTAAATGATTCCTATTGTAGTACAGGCAAGAATGGATTCAAGACGTTTGTATGGCAAAGTGTTAATGCCTATTACAGGTGGTTGTGCTTTAAGTCATCTATTAGATAGGTTATTTCTTACAGAAATGCCGGTCATTATTGCCACTTCCAATAGAGATGTAGATAAACCTATCCAAATGTTTTGTGAACATTATGAAATTGAAGGGTTTTATGGAGCAGTGGAAGTACCTAAAAGGTTGTGGTCTGTTGCTGAAATGAAAAATGTGGATCACATTGTCAGAGTAACTGCTGACGATATACTCGTTGATCCAGAATATCTCAGGAAAGCAGTGAAAGAACATTTACAATATGAAGCAGATTATACTTATATACCAAAGTTACCTAGAGGTTTTGACTGTGAAGTAATTTCTAGGAGAGCATTGTTAGAGGTAATGAAGATAGATTCCAGTACAGAGTTTATTGGAGATATTTTAAAAGATAGAACTTTAGTACATGAAGTAGAGGTAGAGAAAAGACATAGGAAACGATTTAACTATGAGTTAAACGAATATAAAGACTTGAAAAGATTAAGAGAGTTATTCTCTGATTTGTTTAGTAATCATTCACCGCCATTTTGTCTCGATCAAGTTATCGAGTATTTAGATTATAAAAAGTCAAAGGAAAAAGTGCGATGAACCCATTCTTCACAGTTTATATTCCGTTTCATACTTATGGTTATGCCATTAAAGCAAAAGATGCGTTACGTTCCTTAGATGCACAGTCGTTTACTTCATTTGAAACGATACTGATAGCGAATGGAACTTCGTTTCCCAGTTGGATGAACGAAGGTGATGTGTATAAAAGTACTGGCGTATTTGGTAGAAAGATTATAGGTGGTGAATATCATACGTTGGGAGCAGCAGCCAATGCAGCGATAGCGTTAGCGAAAGGTAACTGGATAGTCAGGTTAGATGCTGATGATTACCTTGATTCTCAAGCATTGTGGCACTTTGTAAATACAATAGAGCAACACTCTCATAAACCTATTATAGGAGTGCAAGGACATTGGGATGAAGATAATCCTGATAAAGTGATGGGAGCAGGGTTAGCGATACAAACCAATCTATTAAAAGAAGTAAGTGGATACAATGAAGAAGAACCTATCAATGATGGAGAGAGTATTGTTCGCAAAATATCTAATGAAGTTTTTGGAACTGTTACATCGAAATGGGGATTAGTTAGGACAGAGAAACCCATTTATAATTATGAACGACATGAGGGGAGTATGTCATGTCCAGGTTAGCGAAGCTATTCGGACCTGATGCCAAGTATCCTCTAGTACGTTCCTATCAAGAGAAAGAAGCACCAGAATTAGAGTTTATTGCAGGACCATGTTCTATAGAAAACTTGGAACAGATATATGCCATAGCCTGTAAGGTACGACAAGCAGGAGCCACTATGTTACGAGGTGGTTGTTATGTATATGGAACGTACCCTCCAGAGAATAGTGGATTTGTAGCAGATAGATCACTATCTCTTTCAACAGCAGCAGATGGAAACAATCTTCCTTGGATAGTGGAAGTGATGGATGTACCAGATATGCAACACGTTACCGATGCAGACTGGATACAAATAGGTATGCGTCATGCACAACATTATCCGTTGTTGAAAGCGATAGCTTCTTATGGAAAGAAAGTATTATTAAAGCGTGGTTCATGGATGACAGTGGATGAAACGCTTGGAGCTATAGAGTATTTGCTTCAACATGGAGCAGAAGATGTAGCAATATGTGAGAGAGGAATGGTTAGTTTTGAAGACCATTGTAGGTGGAGCTTTTCTGCTTCGTTTATTGCGATGATAAAAGAATATACTGCATTGAAGATAGTAGCTGATCCTTCTCATGGCAGTGGTGATAGGAAGTTAGTTCCTAGACTTGCTAGAGCAGGAGTGGCAGCAGGAGCAGATGGTGTGTTATGTGAAGTGCACCCTAACCCTGACGAGTCTGTTTCCGATGCAGAACAAGCGATTGATTACGACACCTTTGAAGAATTAGTGAAATGGTGCAAAGGAATAAAGGGATATATGGATGCCTAACAATCTGGCTATGCAAAGAAAAGAGTTTGGACAAAATGTAGGTGGTATTAACGACTCTACACAGATAACATCTGTTCGAGATTTTGAAGCATTAGATATCCATAATGTAAGGTTAATACCTACCGGTGGAATACAGAAACGTAAAGGATATTACGTTGTCAATACAGCCAGTCTTGTTGGTTCAGGAACCATTACTGGCATTTATAATTATTTACGTTTTACTGGAAACTCAGATTTGATTATCTGTGTAAATAGTGGAACTTCTGCAAGTAAAATATATAAGAAAGATGCCGGAACAAATACGTTTACTTCTATTACTCCTTCCGGAACTTTTTCAGGTGGCGATGTAACTTTTGCTGTATCTAACGATATACTGATGATTGCGTCTGACGGTGGTTCTAATATACTACAATGGAATGGTTCTGCTACTGCTTGTTCTGATTTGAATACTGCTACTGCTCCTTTAGGGCAAGTTGTAACAGATTGGAATAGACACGCTGTTGCTTTAAAGATACCGGCAAGAGGAAGTAACTTTGAAATATCACATCAAGGTGATTCTACACAATGGAGAAATTCTGATCGGTTTCCTACAGACAGACAAACTGTAGGTGCTACATCTTTACTAGGAAAACTGTACGTTTTTACTACAGATAGAATGTATGCTGTATCTGGTAACGACAGAGACAACATATCTATGCTTCCGGTAAGACGATCTGTAGGAGGAACAAATCAGAGAAGTATAGTAAACGTAGCAAATAGAAACTTGATTGTATGGCCTTGGCGTGGAAATTTTTATGAATTTGATGGAACCAACACAAGACTTATATCCAATAGGTTAGAAAGGCCTTTGGCAAACACTAGTGATTTTTTTAATGTAAATCAATCTCTTTTTGACAATATACAAGGAGTAAACATAGCGTCAGAGTCAAGGGTAAGTTTTTTAGTTGCAGCAAGAAATAAAACACAGAACACATTAGTATTAAATTATCACTATGACTTACGAACAGAAGACCCTAAAACGAAACAATCTATAGGTGCTTGGACTGTAGATGAGTATGACAGGAATTTTGCATACCTTGCTGTGTCAGTAGAAGATGAACAAGAAGTATTGTATGCCGGAGATTATGATGGCCATATATGCAGGTTAGATGTAGGAGATGCAGATGGTGATTCTTCTGAAGATGCAAATGATGGTAACGCTATAGTGTCAAGATATCAAACAGGACCATTTCATGGTGGACTTCCTGATGTAACGAAAAGATGGAGAGAAATCATTCCTGTCGTTGGTCAAACTTCTAGTGGAACTGTAACTATAAGTACCGCAGAGAATTGGGCTGGTAGTTTTATAACCGCAGATACTGTTGCTTTGACTACAGGAGGGTTTGCTTCCTATTGGGGAGTATCTAAATGGGGAGAAGGTCTTTGGGGAGCAGCGATATCGGTAATTAAACGATTATCTTTATCAAACCGAAGCGAAGCTCTTTCTATTAAGTTTTCTGATTCTAGCAAAGACCCTGCATGGCGAATCGATACTTGGGTATTGAGATTCCAGATACTACCTGGTCTAAGGAGATTCCCATAATGCCATCTAAAAAACTTATACCTCCTGTTTTTATACAAGATTTAACAGATGAGTTTGCTCCTTCTATTATTCACGAAAATGTTGAAAATATATATAACTTTTTAGATAGTCATTTTGAATGGGGATCAGCTACATCAAATACAGGAACTACTTTATCAAGAATTAAGTCGACAGATTATATTGTAAATATCACCCCTTTAGCAGAACCAGGAAGTGCGACAGTTACAAAAGCTACTGCTTCTTTTACTTACACAACAAGTGCAACAGTGGCATTTAATTATTTAGTTATTGGATCAAGTTAGGAGTTATTATGGGAACAGTTTCTCGCCCTTACACTTACACTGCTGGTGATGTTATTCAACCAGCCGAAGTTACAGATAACGAGACAACTTTATATAGTCTCGTTAATGGGAACATAGACAACGACAACATAGATTCTTCGGCAGGAATTAAGGCAGCTAAACTTGATCTTGCCTCTGCAACTACAGCGTCATTCTCTAAAAATGTACTTATGTCTTTGTCT